CTAACTATGGGATTTGGCAGGGATTGCTAGGAGCTAATAAGATAGAAACTAAATTTATTGCTCCACAAGTCTGGATGAAATCATTAGAGTTACCAAAAGATAAAGTAACTAGAAAAAGAGAGTTAAAATTTATTGCACAAAGAGTAATTGACCATCAAGGATTACTAAATAAGAAAGTAACATTACATACAGCAGATGCTGTTCTTATAGGAATGTTTGGAGTTATTCAAAGTGCTATAGATAACATGAGTTTAAAAGAAAAAGTAGATACATTAACTAATTTAAAAAAGAGAGATAAAAATGGAAGAAATTAAAATATTAGAATTAGCATTAAAATCTAATTTAGAAATAATAAAAATAGTTAAAGACGAAAGTGAACAAGATAAAGCAAAAATATATTTAAATGTATTTAAAGAATTAAATAAATTATGTGAAATAATTATTCCATTATTTGAATCAAGATTAAATAGCACATTAAAAAATTAGCGTATTAGTTATATATTATCAAACGCTAGTCAGGAGAGGGTTAGTTATGTTAGCTTGCCCTCTTCTAACATTCTTAAACTCTTTTCAATATTAGATGGCAATATTCTTTTACGAGCTTTTTTATAAGTTTTTTGTTTTTCTTTTGCTTCTTTAGTTGGATACAATCCTAATTCTTGTTGTACAGCCCATCCAATTCTACCTTCATTTATTTGAGGTATGTGTCTCTCAATAAGTCTTCCAGCGAATCCATTTAAAAGTCTTATTTTTTTACTAGTGTCTGTACTTTGTTGATTTAAATCATATTCTTGCATACCAGTTATTATAGTAAGTAATGAATCTTCATCTAAATTAACTACATCCATCATCATACCTATATCAATTATATCAGAAGCTAATGGACCTCCAAATGTAGATAATATAGGACCCTTACCGTAAAATGCTTTTTTAATATCTTCTTCATCACCAGTTAAAACTGTTGCAAGTTGATTAATTCTATTAGCTGAATCATGCTCTACTAAATTTTCAAAGTTTAATCCTGTTAAAGCTGATGCCATTACAGGAGCTAAGAAATAAGCAAATGCTAATCTATATGCTTTTTCAATACCCCTAGCATCTCCATTTGGCATCAAATTACCAGCTAATACATCTTCTTTTGCTTCTTTTAATATCTTAACATTTCTTTCAAAAAATTCCATACTATAATGTTGAAATTGAAACATAAATCTACCAATCTTACTTCTAAAAGCTTTTGACTTTGCATAATCAGCATAATCAAAATGATTTAAAATGACCATGTTTTTAGCATAATTCATAGCAGTAGTTTGAATAGAAGCATCCAATTTAGCAGCTGAAAAATCTTCACCCATTTCTTTTTGTTTAGATTGTACAAAAGCAGGATTGTCTTTTAACCACTTGTACAATTGAGCAAACGCTATTTTAAATGTGTGTTTTCTATTTGAATTTTCAGCTTTTCTATGTAAATAAGAACTTTTAGCTGCTACTGCTCCAGTTGCATCTGCAAACATTTCTAATTTAGATTTTTCTAATATTTCATACTTACCTTTAGATTCGTTCCAGACTCTAAGATTGAACATAGAAGCAGGAGATTGCAATCCAGTTTCTAATAATTGCGGAGATACTTCATCAAATAAAAGACCAGCTTTCTTTAAAGAACTTTCAACAAAAACATCTGAACTAACTTCTCCTCCTTTATTAGTTTTTAATGTCATATTTTTTAATTGTTCATTCATGTTAGATATTTGAACAGGTCCCCATTCTACATAATCAAGCAATCTTTGTGTAAAGTTTCTAGCTGCTGAACGAGGATTAACACCTAATTTAGATATAAACTCAAAACCTAATACAGACCTCATTAAAGCTCTTGTTTTAGGACTTATATCAGTATCTCCATTAGTTGCTTTGTGTAAGTCTCCAATATAATCAACAATATTTTGTCCGTAATTTTGTGCTGAACCTTTTGTTTTATATATATTTTCTACAGCAGACATAGACCTAATAAAATGAGCATCAGTAAATGCTGTAAAATTAAATCTGTTTACATCTGCTATGTAACTGTCTACAACATTTAAAAAATGTTTACTATAATTATAAGTATCTCCTTCTTCTCCTTTTGCTCTTCCTTTAGCATGGTCACTTATATCTAATCTAATATCCTTAACTATTTGAGATACAGTTTTTGATTTGTTTTTAATATAAGGATTAACAGATGTTTGCAAGTCATCTAAATGAGGCATTATTTTTTGCATAAATGGAGTGCTTAAGTCTCTAACATAGTGAGGAAAAAATCCAGTTTCATATTTAGGCATTAATGTTTCTATTAAATTTTTTCTAATTTCTATTAATGATTTTTTATTTGTTTCATCTTTATTTATTTTAGTTCTTTCAATAATAGAATCAATTCTTTGAGTAATACCTGACCTTAATGATTTATATAAGTCTTCCATCATTGTATCATATTGCACAACTGCTTTAAACAATTCAGGTCTTTCTTTTAATGCTACTCCATTTTTATCTTTAACTATATTAGAAATTTCTATATCTGTTAGTCTTACTCTAGCTTTTCCGTCATCAATATTTTCTAAAAGTTTTTCACTTTTTTTATCACCGTTTTTTGCTTTTTCTTTTATAAGAAGATATTTTGCTTGTGATGCTTCTTTTAATCCTCTTTCTACAACATCCATAAAATCGCCAAAAGATTTTAATTCACCATCAGTAGTTAAAACATTTATTTCTCTTTGTAATTCAGATACTTTTGTATCATCACCATTGTTAATTGCTTTAATTAAATCATTGTCTAGTTTGGTTAATTTTCTTTGTGCTTGATTATACTTTAATTTTCCAAGCATACTGTTAATACCAGCGTCTTTTTGCAAAGATTGAATTATTTCTTTAAATCTATTTCTATCCCTTAATTCATTTTTTCTAAAGAAGAAACTAGAGTTTTGCATTTCTTTTAAATAACTACCAATAACAGGGTCTTTAGTTCCGTAATGAGAAGATTGATAAAAAAATTGAGCATACTCACCATCTATTTTACCAGAATCTACCATATCATTAAGTTTATCTAATTGTTTTATAAACCCATTAGCTCTTCCTTCAGTTAATATTTGCCGTTCATTATCGTATTTTAACGTATCTAACTCTAATTCAAAATTATTATAAACCATTCTAAAAGCTGCTTCATATGGATTGTTAAGATTCTTTCTAGTTGCTTTTGATTGCGCCCAAGAATCTATACCATTTAATAATTTTTTATAATTCGGATTTATTATTTTACAATTAATACTAGCCATTAGGTATAACACTTTTCTATTTCTATTATTTCGTCTTTCATTTTTCTAAATCTTTCTTCACTAGTTTCATCAATAGGTAAATCGTTTTTAACATTTTCTACTGCTTTAGCTCTAGCATAATCTTCTTTTAAACTGTCTGTTCCTTTTTTTGCAGGTCTTTCTAAGTTTAAATTTTTAAAGAAAGTATCCCCACCCATTAAAGCAAATACAGGATTACCTTGAAGTTTATTCGATACTTCTGTAGATAAATTACCCTGTCTTAATGCTTGTCCAAGAGTTTTTTGAGCAATGTTTCTAATATCAACATCCATTTTATTTCTAGCGTGTACATATGCAATAGGACTAAGAACATTATTGCTCATCATTAAATCTTGTAAATTACTCATTTCGTCTAAGTATGTATCAAATTCTTTTTCTTTACCTGCTGCTGACATTATATCTCTATAAAAATTAAATAAGTGGTCATTAAATAAACCAAATCCATTTTTAATTCTTTCTCCAGTTCCTGTCCATTGTATTGTACCAAAATCTCCAAACCTTTGTTCAAAGTCTTTATGAAAATTAGGAAGTTTTATTGCATCGTAAACTAATTTCTTTTGTGCTTTATCTCCAAACAAATAAGCATCTCCTAAATTATCTGATATTAAATTTTTCATATCAAATCTTTTATTAAAAAATCTTTCAAATTGAGCTTCAGTAGTTTGTATATACGCAAGAGCTGTTTTAGCTAATCCTTTCATTTGATAATTTAATGTTTCACCAGATAAAGAATCTCTCATTGCTAATTGAGTTAAGAAATTTAATCCTCTTCTATATCTACTAGATGGGTCATAGCCTTCTTTAGCTTCAAAAGGAACAGCAATAGGATTACCTTCAAAAATACCTATAGATTTTTTGTTTAAAGAAGGTTGCATAAATCCCCAAAGAAATTTTAACCCATGTTTGTTTACACCTCTAAAAAGTAATGAAGTTTCTATATCTGTGTAAGTGTTTTGGTCTGGAAATTGTTCTAGCAATTTTTGTTGTTCAGGACTTAATGATTGTTTAGCTCCATATTTATATATTTCACCCAACCTGTCTTGATTACCATAAAACAATCTTCTGTAATCTTTAATTTGTTTAATATCATTAATAGCAGATTCGTTTAATCCAAATCCATCAGTACCATTAATTAAAGGCATAAATCTTTTTATTTGTTCTAATGTAGAATAATAAATAGCTCCTTTTTTCATGTTCGAAGTATTAACATCGACAAATTCTATATTATCTAAATCTTTACTAGACATAGTTTCAAAATAATTTTTACTTAAAAAATCTTTTACTTCTTTTTGTACTTCTTCTTTTAAATCATTAATTGTATCCATCGCTTTTTTTCTTCTATCCCACCTTAAAGTTTTATTAAACTTAATTTGCATGATTTTTTTATTAAGCGATTTTATTAAATTAATTTTTCCATTTATATCAAATGTGGTTTTTAAAACATTTGACTTTAACATATTAGATGATTCTTTTAAATTATTTTCAGACATTCTAGTATCAAACACAAATTCATCATACCAATTATTCATTGCTTCTTTTGTTTGTCCTGTAAGTGTTTCTACTCTTGATTCTTCAAATAAGTTAGCATCCCATAATTTGTGCAATGTTCTTTCAATAGGAGAACCTCTTTGACCAGAAGCAAACTCTTCTGCATTTGCAGTAATAGAATTATTAAACATTCTTTCATTTTTAGAAACTTGCCAACTAAAAGATTTTTTACCTTTTGTTGATGTTTCTGTTTTAACTCCAAATAAATCTTGAAATTCTTTACTGTCTTTCCATTGGTCTTTACTTATTGGATTTCCTTCATTATCTCTTTTCATGTTTTGATATTTATTTCTAAGTCTATAATATAATGATTTTCTTAAATTTTGATTAAACTTAAAAAACCTATCAGAAGCACTCATAATATCTTCGTATGTAACTCTTTTTTGCTCACCACTATTTTCATAAGCAGTATTTCCAGTTACTTGTAACATCTTACCATATTCAGATAGCAATTCTCTAATTATTGCTTTATCTAAATTACCTACGTCTTCTATATCAGCATAAGCTCCATCATCTTGTTTTGTTAACTTTTTAAATATCCTTACTCTTTCACCTTTTCTATTGCTTCCATCTTTAGACATTTGTTGATGAAATCCAATTCTATCACCTTCATCCATTTTTCTTAATTGACTAGATGATTTAGATTTATCATGTCTTGGGAATAAAAAATCATCTCTCCAAGAAAATATATCAGATGCTATGTTTTCATTTAAATCACCTTTACCATCTATTATATATTGAGTTTCAAGAGCAGACCTTAAATAAAAATCTAAATTGTCGTAATCCATTACGATTTTATAATCTTGTCCTTTTTCAGTAAGTCCTTCATATAATATTTTAGAATTTTCTTCACCTATCATAGATTTTTGGATAGCAACTTTTTTATCATTTATTATTTCTACTGGAACATCTTGTCCTAAATTTGATAAATAATTTAACATTCTTGGAACTTTTTGAACTAATCCAATTGAAGATTTATAAAGGTCTAAATCAGCAGCCATTTTTTCGACTGCATCATTTTCAATTGTTGTATTAGTAGTAAAAGTAAAATTAGAATTTTTCATAAACTTAGTAGGGTCTATTCCTTGTACAAAAGCTTGAGATGTCCTTTGAATATGTTCATACATATTTTGTTTTTGAGCAAAAAAGTAATCTGCTTTATCAGCGTCATAATCACCTTCAAAAATATTAACAACATCTAAACTATTTATCATCATAGAATTACCATATGTTTCATCTAAGAATCCTTTTAATCCCATAAGTGATAAATCATTTGGTCTTGTTCTTGGATTTCTTCTTACAATAATTCCTAATTGTAAATTAAGTCTATTATTTTCTACGCCTAAAGTTTGTACTAAATCATGTAAATCACCTAATCTAATATTAGCGTCTAAGCTAATTCCAAAATCTCTTCCTAATTCTTCAAACAATTCTGATGGGTCATATATTTTATCATTTTCAACAATTTTTAACTGATAACCTTGACCAATTAATTCAGCTATTTCTTGTTTTTTTTCTATGTTAGGTAATACAACTTCTCCTCTACTATACATTTTACCTTCTCCATCAACAAGTGTAGGCTTTAATCTTGCTTTATTGTGTGAATAGTTTATAGGAGCTTGTATTAATGATGCTTGTCCACCATATCTTTTAGAATCTAATTGATTGAATTGATTCGTTACTGACCTTTTATTATTAATCAATGGGTCTATATATGCTCCATATATTTTATTTTTAACCATTGATTCACTATAACTCATAGGATTAGCATCTCTTGTAAGGCCTGCAAAAAAACCTAATCCATTTAAACTATTTAATGATTCACTTCCATCTACCATAGATATTAATGATTCATCTCCAAATTGGTCTCTTATCCATTGCCTAGTAGATATTGGATTTTTTATTTGTTCTTGAGCATTTTTTAATGATTTATTTAATGGGGATGCTATCTCATCGTTAAAATATTTACCTGATTCAACATTATCAGCATAATTCATATCAGCTGGAGAAATTTTACCAGTGCTTTCTATTACATCTTTTTCTGGTTTTATACCAATAGAGTCTAAAGATATTCTTCTTAAATGATTTCCTGAAATTTTAAAACTATTTAACTCACCCCATTCAACATTATTTATAAGTGAATTATCAAATGATTTTCCTTTGCTATCTGTTTTAATATTTGCGTTTAATGCTTTTGCTCCACTAGAAGAAAGAATAATATCTACATCTCTATTATTTTGATTATTAAAAAACCCATCTAAATCTTTTGAATAAACAAACAATGTTTTACCCATAAGAAGAGGTGAGTTTGCTCCTCCTGACGATATAACTGGTTTAATAGGATTTGTAGAATTTGGGCTATGTCCCATCATAGTGTGAAAAAACTTTAAAGTATCTTTATTTACATAAGCAATACTATCAAAACCACTTACATTTCTGTGAGCTTCTCCTAATATTGAATCTAGATTAAAATCTATATTATTGTCTTTTATGTATTGCTCAACTTCTGTTCTAACGTCAGCAGTTTGCTCATCATTCCAAACTACAACACCAAAGTTATTTTTTCTTAATCTATCTCTTAATACTTTTTCAGTTGGTTTATCTCCTATAGATTTAAAACTATCAGCAACATCTAAAATAAATTCAGAATCGTACGTTACAAACTTTTTAGTATCATATAATTTTGTTCTTCCAAATAATTTATCAATACTAGAAACATCTCCATTTACAAAATCTATAAATCGTTTATCTCCATCAGCTCCTGTAAGCATATCTTGCAACATTAACCTTCTTAAAGCAGCTGAATAATCAGCAGTAGGTGCTAACCTACCATTATCTTCTGATTTTTGTAATGATTCTTGTATATCTGTTATAACATTTTTTTGTTCTTGTTTTAACAAACTTTCATCAGAAGTATATAATCTAGCAAAATCATCAAATTTATTTTTTATATTTTTTAATTGTTCAAATGGTATAGCAATAGGACTCATATTAGGAGCAAGTCTCATAGAGGCTAATCCAGTTTCTCCAAAAGGACCTCTTATATCCTTTCCTTCAATTTCTGTTGCTATATTTAAATTAGAATCAAAATCTTGTCTTAATGATTTAATTAAATCTTGATTAAATTTTGGAAGATTAGTTGTTTCTCCAAAAACATTTACTCTTTTTCTTTGAATCCTTCTACCATTAGGAGAAAAAATATATGTAGTAATAAAAGGGTCTATATTATAATGTTCTATACCTAAGTCATCTAATAACAAATCATATCTTGTAGATTGTTTTACTTCTTTCCCTGCTCTTAATTTTCCATTTTTAAACTCTACTACATTTTGAGTTTTTTGATTTAATCTTCCACCAATTAATGCTATAAAATCTTTATGCATTGATGCTTTCATTTTTTGTTGTTTTGGATTTGATAAATCAGAAAATTTTACCCAATCAGATTTGTCACCATTTTGAACATATAGTTTATCAAATAAACTTTGTATTACTTCTGCTCTTGGTACTTTTCTACCTTCCCATGAATCAAATAATATTTTATTTATTGTTTCTTCTTGTATATTAGCAGGAGTAGCAACCTTTCCATTTACTCTATATCTTTGAAAAAACTCTTGCATAGTTATAGTTTTTACATAATCACCTTCACCAGAATCTAGCATTTGTCTATCTCTAGAATTTTTTTCTAATGTTTGATATATTCTTTCAGCATACTCTGGCGTTACTCCATATCTATCAATTCTTTTTCCTAATTTTAATGCTACTTGGTCATTAAAATCTTTTAAGTCTACTTCAAATTTTCTTTCACCTTCTTTAAGTTTTACTAAACCTGCTTCATTTAACCATCTCAAAGCTCTTGTTTCTGCTTCAGGTCCATTCTCTTCTATAAACCTGCCTAATTGGTCTTGAAATTTCTTAGAACCTGGTATATTAGAAGTCCCTACTAAATTAATAAATTCCATTAATGTTCCTTTAGCAGATGAACTTGCATCAGGAGTGTTACCATATGTTTCAGGGTTTAAAGAGTCTACCATTATTTTTAACATAGACATATCAGTAACTAATACAGGGTCAGTTTCAATCGTAACTAATCCATTTGACCTTTCTTCTATTTGTCTTACTCTATCATTGTAACTAATTATATCTGCTTCCGACATTCCACTTACCAAAGTAGAACCTTCGTTTAATATAGTAGTGTCAATTAACTTTAATGAAAATCCAGATGTTTTTTGTCCAGAAACATCAACACCAACAGAAGCCATACCTAAAGAAGACAAAGACATAATGCCATCTACATCTGCTAATTCTAATTTAGTACCTTCTATTTTTTCTCTAAATGCAAAATCCATAATATGTTTATGCATCCATAAAGGCATTTTAGATTCATTATATCCTAACTCTGATAACTTAGTTCTTAATGTATCTATTTTAGAACCATCAACATTTTCTACATTTATATTTGTTCTATTATAATTACCTACAACAGATTGTATAGCAAGTACTCTACCTAAAAATCTTTTTCTTTCTCCATCTTTTTCAGCGTCGCCAGATTCTTTAAATTTTACTTGGTCTACATTATTAACAAGCAATGGGTTAGAAGTAGGCCCATCAAAAGTAATCAATCCAGAATCTTTCATATATCTTATTAAAGTATCTCTTTCTGCTTTATCATATGAAGGTTTAAATATATCCGTTATTCCTTGAGCAGTTCTTATTGCATAATTTCTTTGTACAGCATATCTATAATCGTTAAAGTTATCAGTAAAACTAAATTTAGAAGACATGGAACTTTTATCTGCATATAAATTATCTATTTTAGATTCTTCTCTAGTAATTCTTTCATATATTTTTCTAACATTTTCTTCAGTAGAAATTGTTTTTGAATTTTCACTTGGCGATTCATTTACTTTTATTTGGTCAATATCAAAAGATGTTTTTATAATTGCATTTAATCCATCAAAAGATTTTTGTAATTTTTCTACTGCTTCTTGACCTTCAGATTCTAACCAATCTAATTTACCTTCTCTTGCTAATTTTTGAATTTCACCACTAAGCATTACATGCTCTGGTGTTTTTAATTTAGATTCTTTACCAGTCCCATCTTCTATAATGTTTAATTCATCCACACCTTTTAACGATGCTATTATAGCAGGAAAGTTTTTTTCAAATTCTTCAGTCATTTTTAATGATTCGGTATCTAACATTTTTTCTACAGAATCAATAGATTCTAAATTTGTATCGGGGTCTACCTTTTTCCATTCATCAAGTATTTTTTTAGATGAGGTTTCAGATATATTATCTAATGGTTTTTGATACGCTCTTATACCTTTTAACCATCCATATATTTGTTCAAATCCTTTATTTCTATTATTAGATAACCCTACACTTGATTCATCATTTTCTAATTTTGTATCCATTTCTACATAATCATCAGATATAATTCCTTCGTTTTCAGCTACTTCAATTAATTTTTTATATTTATCTGTATATAATGGATTTCTAAATTTACTTTGAGGTTGTTGCAATGATGGTATTTCTGTTAATTGACCAGAATCAAAACCTAATAATGCAAGATTTTGACGAGCTTGATTCATATTATTTGGACTTAAATCAAACCTAGAGGGGTTAGTCTTTCTTTGTATGTATGCACCAATAAGGAAATTAGGTAGTATATCCGTAGAAAAATCTAAATCTTGGTCATTAGCGTACATATGATAAAATGATTGAGAATTAAAGAATAAACCCCCTAGTACCATTCTAGGCCAAACTTGAACTAAGTTAGCAGCTTCATCTTTTGTAGACCATTTCATTATTTCTCTGCCAAATTTCTTTCGTTGACTTTCAAGAAAAGATTTCATTGCTTTACCTGCATCATCACCAAAATGATGTTTAAATTCTTGTAAAGTTCTAGATGAACCAAGTTCAAAACCTACATGGTCTCCCATAGAAACTAAATTAATACTATCAGCAGTTTTACCATTGTATTTAAAATCTCTAATAATTCCATCTTCTCCATTATCTTTTAATGATTTACCTATATATCTAGATACTCCTGCTAATTGGTCATCACTTAATTTGTTGTATGGACTTTTACCACCAAAAGCCGCTCTAACACCTACTCTAAAATCTTTTAACCAAGATGATGATTTACCTTTAGGATTTAAAAATGATAGTGATGAAAATGCTATACCATTAGCAGCACCCCATAATGGAGCAGTCCAATCAAATTCTTGGTCTTCATACACACTAACACCTTCAAAGATTGTATCTATCATTGAAAATATCATAATATCATTAGCTGCGTGCCCAATAAACCTACCTAACTTATCATCTCCATATCGAGCAATAGCTAAAGATTGTAAATCTTGAACAGGTCTTTTAAACACATTAAATCCACCGGGTACATCATCCATTAAAAACATTTTTCTAAATGATTCAGCTTCGTCTGCATTTTTAAGAATGCCATTTTGCAATCCCATTTCTACATATTCATCTCTATATTTAGCAACAGCTTCTCCAAACTTTTCACCTTGCAACATTTTATCTGTTTGAGATTTTTGTACAAGACTTCTATATCCACCTGTTGCTTGTTTAATTGCTTTATTGCTTAATCCCCCACTTTTACCTACTTCTCTCATTCCCTTAACAACAGTATTAATACCTTGTTTTCCTACCATTCTAGGAGCTAGTTTAGAAGCAACTGCAGTACTTGCTTTTAATCCAAGTTTCATTGGAGCTCCACCTATAAATCCCGCAAAACTACCTGCGGCTGATAACCATTTTGCTAGTGGGTCTTCAAAGTCTAACATATCCTCTTCTTCTACTAATGCGCCTGGAACTCCAAACAAAGCACTATCAGCAAAAGACCACAATCCTACACCTAAAGCATTTGATAATGTATTATCTGTTGTTGATTTTTCATCAAAATTATACCAATCTGGATATTCACTTTGAGTTGATTTTGTTTGTTGTTGAGGTACTTGTTGAGAAGATGTTTGTTGTACTTGTTTAATTTTTTTATCTAAAAAACTTTGAACTTGAGAATCAGTAACAACTTTTCCTCTTCTAGCTAATTCTTCTTTTAATTGTAAAGTTAAATTATCTGCCATTTTTATCTCTGAATACGACCATAAGAATCATCAGCTCCTCTTTGTATTCCTAAAGAAGTTGGAGATTGTTCAAATTGTAAAGCTGGAACTCGTCTTATAACGTCAGCAGCTCTTGCTTTTGCAATTCTTAAATTTTCTTCTGTTGATGGTAAATCATTATCTTCTAAAATTTTATCTGCTAATTCTTCTATTTTTTCAATATTTCTTTTTATATTTTCTTCTCTAGCTACATCGCCTATTAATCCAACCATAGAGTTTCTTTCTTCTTTAGCTTTTTCAATGTCATTAACAAGAAGTTCCATTTCATTTTTATCTATTTTAAAACCTTGATTATCTAATTTTTTAAGTCTGTTTAAATCTTTTGTATCTTCTTTTATAGAATCAGACAAATTATTATAAGAAGACAATTTATCGCTTGTTGTTAAAGTTTTTTTATCTTCTAAGTCGTTTGGTTCAACGTCATCCATGCTTTCAAATTCATCTGCTAAATTACCTAAATCACTATCTTTTAATTGTTGTTGTTTAAATTGATTAACTACTTCAGGAGCAAACATACCAAATGAACTTTGTATCTTTGTATCTCCCTGACCAAACTCATATTGTTCTTTTAATATATTAGCATCATTTTGTAATGATTGTTTTGCTTGTTTAGAAACATTTCTTAATTGAGAAATATTACTTATTTTACCAAATGACTCTAATAAATTTCTATTAGATTCAGTTCCTTTAAAGTCTTTAGAGTACATTGATTCTATATTGTTTGCTAAATTTACAATAGAAGAAGGTTCTTCTGAATTTTTATAAACCCATAATGCAGATGCTATATTACTAGCATTTTGTTTATCAAATTTTCCATATTGTTTTTTTGTAAGTAATTTAGTTATTTCTGCTAAAGATTCTGTAGCGTCACTAACATCTGTTATTCCTGATGGTATTACATTCATTATAGATTGCAATCCAGAATTTTGAATAAAGTTATCAGCAATATTTAATTTAAATTGTTTATTAGATTTATCAATTGTTTCCATTTGCATAGAATATTCTTTTATATCTGCTTGTCTTTTTTGAATACCAAATTGCATTAAAGCTAAAGACTCTTGAACTTTTCTACTTTCTCGTTCTTGTTGATATTGTAATATTCTATTTACAGACCTTAATACATCACTAGCCATAATTTACCCAAATAAGTTTTTTCCTAAATACCAATTATCAGATTGTTGGTCATATAAATCTGCTTGTTTATTTAATTTAAATTTTTCACTTTTTAATCTTGCTTTTTCACCTTCATAAAAAGAAGTTATTTCTCCCATTTTTTGACCTAAGTTACCCATTAAATCATCTTTACTCATAGAATAAGAATCTTTAACTCTTCCAAGCATTTGTTCTGATTGTTCCTGAATAGTTCCTGAATTAGCAAAACCAGTTTTTTTCATAGCTTGTTCGGAACTTGCTCTTAAATCTTTTAATTTATATCCTGTTCCTGTTGAAAGATTTTGTACGTCTTTTTGATATTCTTGTTTTGCAATATTTTCTTTACTAAACAATACTCCTTCTAAACTTTTTTCTGCTTCTTGTATTTCTTTTAAACCTTGCCTAGCTATGTCAGCTTGAGCTTCTGCTTGTTGCCTACCAGACTTACCCGAAGTATATGAACCTATTGCTCCTAAAGCAACACTAGCAGCCGCTAACCACGGAAAGTATTCTTTCATTCCTGTATTTGGATTAATAGTTCCAGAACCTATATTTTTTACCATACTTTCTCCAGATTTTCCTAATGAATCTATTAAATTAGCTTCTTTAGTATTTACATGAGAAAGTTCTCCATCAACAAATCTTATACTATCATCGCCAAATCTTCCCATTTGACTAGATGTTGATAAATGATTTTTTGCTAAACTATTCATCTTCTTCATCTTCTTCATCTCCCATTAATTGTTTATATGATATATCTCCATATATATAGTCATTAATTTTATTCACTTCAGATTTATTATTTGTTTTAACATTATTTTTAGCTTCTGAATACATATCTTTTTTTACATTAATAACATCTTCAATATTAGAACCTGTTAATCCTGCTAATCTTTTTGATTCACTTAATTGACCAATTAATGATATGTCAGATTTTTTTAAAGACTTATCTCCTACAGTATACATAGGTTCTTCTGAAGTTAAAGATTCAAATAAATTCATTTTTACTTTTTTAGGAGCAAATGATTTAAAGTAATCTTTAAATTTATCACTTTTTTGAAAATCTCCATAAGACATATTATCATACTTACTAGAATCATAAGATTTTTCTGCAATTGCTTTTTGAGCAGCTGGCATTGATTCAGATTCAAATTTCTTTTTATCTCGGTATCCACCAGATATTGTACTTGCTAATTCAAGACCAGCAGATAAAGTATCTAATACATTATCAGTTTCTTCTCTTTTAATAGCAAACTTTTGACCAGTTAGTTCTATATTAGAATATGTATCTTCAATACTTCTAAGATTTGAAGAATACTCCCCTGTTGCCTTTCCACCCGAAATGTAAGCTTTATATAAGTTAGTTGCCATAATTTAATTTAATAATATTGTTATGCTTTATCTAGCACTTTTTTATAAAGAATATTCCTATGTTTAACATACTCAATTAAATTACTAGATACTAATCTAAACACAGGAACTCCTTCGATTAATTCATTTAAAGTAGGAACACCTTCATTAATAGATGTTCTTTCTTGTTTTTTATGTATTGATACTCTTAATTCTCTATCCATTATTTAACATTCTTTATTCTAAATACAACAGATAAATCATTTATTTCAAATGTTGCGCCTGCAGTTCCAGTCATATGTACTTGAAAACTAAATATGTTTGTAGCTTTAGAACTATCAGCAGGTTTTAATTCTGCATGATGCCATTGACTTGTATCGCTTGCTTTATTTTCTAATGGGGTATTTGTTGCACTACCATTTGGTTTTCCACTTGAAACACCTTCAAATTGCCTAAGAGTATTTGTGTCTCCATTTGTACTATATCTTACATTTAAACTACTAGCATCTCCTTTATATGAAAGCCTAACTCTGTATACTTTTTTACGAACTCCAGAGTCTCCATAATTCATATCAGCTGTTTTTATGTGTATACCACTTTTAGCTCCACTTGATGACATATCAATAGTTTTCATATCTCCAGTTCCCATACAAAAAATTATATTACCAAGATGGTCAGTAACAAGATTAGAAGTTGAGCCTCCATCATCTGCTATATATTCACCATTATCTACTTGCAATACCCAACTTTTAGTAACCATATCATATATCCAAGCATCTCCATTACCAGCTCCTATATCTCCACCACTATAATCTTTACCAATAACTAATTGTCTTTTTTTAGGAGAATATGCGATAGAAGGTTTATGTTGAGAATCATTCCAACTACTATGTGAAATTTTTCTAACACCTTTTTGTTCTAATAGGTTAAGAACTTGTCTACCATCATATAAATAACATCCGAATAAATTTACCCACGCAATACCAAAATCTGTTTCACATACAGAAGCTTGACTTTCTACTCCTTTAAATTTAAATGTATCTTCTAAAAATTCTACTTCTTGAGATATATTTATTAAATGCATTTTATTTTTTTTGTATTGTAATAATCTATCTGCGTATGATGCTAAAGCAGTTATTTCATCTCCATCTTGAACACTTACTTCTAATCTTCTTGACAATGGAAATGTATCAAACTTATTAACAACAGATTTAAACATTACATCACCATAGTTTCTTACAGCTCCTTCAGAATTTTTGTATTTTACATTAGCAATGTAATGAACTCTATTTGCTATTGTAGAAACAGAGTAACCCATTCCTTCATTATCTGAGTCTGATAAATCTAAAAATTGATTAATATTATTTTTATATCCATTTCTTGATTCATATGTTTCTAATGTAGGAGTATTATGTATAATTATATTATCTAATTTATATTCTATATCTAAAGTTACTTGAGACCAAGTTATCGTAAAATCATCTTCATCTGATTTTCTAAATCCTTTATTAAAATCAAATTCTCCTAAATGATACCATGTTTTTGATGTATCAGAATTTTTTCTATAATACATTTGCATTCCAGTTTTTCTTGCAGTCGTTTCAGTATCCCAATCATACCCACATCGAATAGTATCAATTATAAAAGACCAATTATTTTTTTGAGTATTTACAGCTATAGTTCTATTATGTATTAAACTTTCTTGATTACCATCATACATCCAACTAAATCCAATATCATATTGTTCATAAACATGAAAAGCAGTTGAATCAGCCCAATTAACGCTTTCAGTATGTACAACAGTAGTACTTTCAAAACCTGTTATAGTTGATGTATCTGAACCCATAACAACTTTTAAACCAACCATGTTAGATGTAAATACATCAGAAGAAGCAACGAGTTTTCTTAAAGCGCTACTAGAACCATGGGAAGTTCCACTAACTCCATTAGGATTCCAAGTTCCTGATTTAGAAACATTAGTAGTAAAACCATATGGATTTGCAATTAAAAATTTTCCTTCATCTGGAGTATAATTAGAAGTAGGAGAATTTGTATCTATTAGAATATCTGCATCAATTGGAGGAATTAAAGAAGATTGAGCAAACGCCCATAAATCTACAGAAGAAGTAGTTGTTCCCCATCTAAATCTTTGTATATATGAATACCATATTTTGTATGCTTGTTCACCTTTTAATCCATCCACTATTCTTAATACACCATCTGCATAAGAAAAAACTGGATTAGCTGTTGATGACACACTATTAAATCTTAATCCATCATCTTTAAAAGTCCAAGTATCTGTTGAATAACTATATATAGCAAATCTATATTTACTACTTGTATTCATATATAATGCTAAGTAATTATCTCCTGTTGAATTTAATCCATTCATTTTTAATAAAATATTATCTAATTTAAATACTACTTGCACACTAGCTGATTGTAAACTAAAAACTCCAGTTGATGCACTAGAATGAGATGTAAAAACTTTAGTATGTGTACCATTTGATAAGGTTAACGCTACATCTGCAGATGCAAATTCACCAGAACCGCCTTTTATTTTTAAACTTGGACTCCCACTTGTTAAAGCATAATCAGATATTGTATATGTCAATGTATACGATTTACTATTGTGACCACTATCTATTCTATTAGCTGCTGTTTGAGTAATTGTATCTGAACCACCAGTTGTTCCTACAAATGTAAATTGTGATGAAGTTGCACCCCAATCAGTAGAAGCTGTCCACCCTCCCCATATAGTACCACTATTCATATTAGAAGAACCATTTTTTATTAAATTATTGCTTGTAAATCCTGCATTTACATAATCATGACTAAAAGCAAATAAAGAAGTACCGGGTCTATCATCTATATTGTCTATAGTAATAGAAGGAGAATTAGATGCGTGAGCAGATATATCAGGACCTGTTCTAATACGACCTATCTTGTCTACCATAACATCATTAGCAGCTGATAATTCGTCATGTTGTAAATCTCTAGGGTCAGTATTATTATTCATTCCCCCATGAAATGGATTTATTTCTATAATTTGTTTAGGCACTAAGCACCTCTTACTTCAGGTCGTCCTACGGATTCTTCGTATTCTATATCTTCTACTATATATCTTTGAGCAGTTTCAGGAAGTTCACAAACAGCACAATCTTCTGTACTAAAGTCTGTACCATTACTATAAGCTATTTCATCATGTTTAAAAACATCTAATCTAAGACCACCTTCTTTTCCAGATATACGGCCTCCACCTCTTGCTATTTCCTGTAAGGTATTATCTTGTTCAGGAATTTCTTTCTTTTCTTGCATCCTCCACACTCCTTTATTTTTCCTCTAGTAACTACATTGATTGCTCTACCGACTGTGTCACCAAAGCCTGTATCGTCTGCAAATAAGTCTACATCTATTTTCATTAGTATGAACCATCAGGTTTTCTCATTCCAGGCATAGATTTTCTCTGTTTAGCTAATAGTTTTTTCATTCTTGAATTAGCAGCTATAGCTCTATCTTTTTCTCTTTTAGAACCTTCGTCTTTAGCACTAGTATCTGGCTTTTGAGTCATTTTCTTTTTACCATAACTTTGACAATCAGACATAGATTTATATCCCATTGCTTTCCAACCTGTTT